TTAGAAGTCAAAGACTAACAATGTTCTTACAAACAATTCAAAATCCACAAATAGCTCCATTTGTTAGAATATCAGAAGTCATAAAAGAATTAGCATACTCTTTAGATTTAGACCCTGATGAAATATTAAACTCTAAAGATGAAGCAGAAATTCATGCTAAAATTATAGGATACCAAAATGTTAACCAAGGAACTAGCCCTCAAGCTATTGACCCTAGTCAACTCGGAGCAATGGCAGAGTCTGGAGGAGTACCTCAACAAGGTGCAGGAGCAGACAACACAGGAAATGGCGAAATCCCAGAACCTACAGATAATCCACCAATGCCAGGGCAGATGGAATTTTCTGGAACGACTGAAGAACCTGCCTAACCAAGTAAACGAATTAAAGAAAAGTGTTGACGAATAACACTTGCATTGTTATAATAACAACTAAGGATTAGAAAAATGTATCATAGTAAAAAGAAAAAACCTATAAATATGGCTACTGGTGGTCTTATGAATATGCCACCTTTTATCAAAAAGTCTGAAGAAGAAAAAGAACAGGGTATTACTGCATATGATGTTAATACACCTAAAGAAGCTAGACAAGGTTTACCTTCAAGATTATTAGCACCATCAAGAACTAGATTTAATACTGGTGGTTTTAATGCAATGGAAATTTCTCTGTTAAAACAAAATGGATATAATCCTGATGAAGTATCTACTTGGAAAGATAAAGGTAAAGGACTTTTACAAACATTAGTAAAATCACCTGTATTAAAAGCTAAAGGTGGTTTAATGAGAAAACAATATAATACTGGTGGTGGTTTAGATTTAGATGGTAGTGGAGATACTACTATGAAAGATATATTAATTGGTAGAGGTGTTATAGATGCAGATGGTAATATGATTTCAAAAAATAAAAAAGCATATGGTGGTTTAATGAAAAGACAAAAATATAATGTTGGTGATGAAGTAGCTAAATTAAAAAGAATTAAGTTACCAATAGATGATGATGTATTAGATGAAGATACATTTGAAGAAGCTCCAGCAGAAGGAGATATTCCAGGTGAAGCTAATGCAGTTAAAGATATTTTAATTAATAGACAAATAGAAAAATTAGAAGCAAGAAAATTAATTACAGATGATATTGCTGAAGAAAAAAATCTTGATAATCAAATTTTAAAATTAAAATCACAAAAAACAAAAGTAAGAGCAGCTACTGGTGGATTAATGAAAATGTCTATTGGTGGTGAAGCAGCAACTTCTGAAAGATATGATAGAAGAAGAGATTATCAAGCATATGCAGAAGGTGATATGGTTGAAGATGAATCTTTAATGACACCTACTGGAATGAATACAGAAGAGATGGATGGTATTGCTGAAACTAATATGGAAATGGAAGCCGAAGATAATATGGATATGGGAGATATGGATGCTGTAGTAGATACATCAGCTTTATCAGAAGAAGAAGAAAAAGTTGTTGATGATGCAGTAGAAATGTTTCCAGAACTAGAAGCTATCATTCCAAAGATAGTTGCAACAGAATTTACAGAAGATGGAGAAGTAGAAGGACCAGGAACAGGAACTTCAGATTCCATCCCAGCACTTTTATCAGATGGTGAATTTGTATTTACAGCAAAATCAGTTAAACATATTGGTGTAGACAAATTAAGAAAGATGATGAAAGATGCAGAAGCAGCTTATGATGCAGGTATGCAAAATCAAGAAGCTGATGCTGCAATGGCTGAATAATAGAATTTACAGAGAAAGGTAACTCTGTGGATAGACAAGCTACCTTCTAGCAATAGAAGCCCTTGTAGTTTTGTTTTTAAACCCAAACACCTACCTTAGCTACCTTCAGTTAAGACGAAGCCCTAAAGGAGGACAATATGAGTGAAGAAAACAAAGAAGGAAACAAAGTTCAAGCAAATCCTTACAACATGAAAAAGTCTTGGCACACAGATAATGTAATGCCAACTGACCTTCAAAATGCTGATAGTGGATTGTTTGTGCCAAACCCTGATAGTAATAAAGGTGAACCAGAAGCTACTGCTCAAACGAGCAACCCTGAAAGTTCTACTGATAATACTACAGCAACTATGGATAAGGTCCAAGATTCTGCATTAAATGTAGAAACTAATCCTTATAACAAAGTTGATTACAAAAAGAGATATGACGACCTAAAACGATATTATGATAGGAAGTTAGGTGAGTGGACATCAAAGGAAAGTGACCTCAAAACTCAGTTAAGAGAAAACAGACCTAAGTATACACCACCAAAATCTAAAGAAGAGTTAGACTCTTTTAAGAAAGAATATCCTGACATATATGGAGTTGTAGAAACTGTATCTCACTTGCAATCTGAAAATCAGATGCAAAGTTTACAAGAAGAGGTGGACTCTTTGAAAAAGCAAAATAGTGCTTTAGCTCAAAGAGAAGCACAGTTAGAGTTAGCGAGATTACATCCTGACTTTGGAGACATTAAAGAATCGGATGATTTCCATAACTGGGCAGACTCACAACCCATGGAAATTAAATCATGGATTTATGAGAACAACTCAGATGGTAGACTTGCTGCAAGAGCAATCGACTTATATAAGAAGGACCGAGGACTTGGTTTAGATAAAAAAACTACGAAAGAAGTTCAACCGACTCAAGGAGCAGACTTGTTAGTTAAGACTAACGAACAAGTTCAAATCCCTAACTCTAATGAACCTACTTTCAATCGTTCTGATATAGCTAATATGTCAGATGCAGAGTTTATGGAATACGAAAAACAAATTCTAAAAGCTCAAAGAGAAGGAAGAATTAAATAATTTTTCTTTCATTTTTTATTAACCAATAACAAAGAAAAGGAGTATAACCATGGCTAAATTTCAAGGTGGTTCATCTTACAACTTTCTTACTTCTGTTTCAGGGCAAACTAATGGTTTCTTTATCCCTGAGATATATTCTAAGAAAGTACAAATCGCACTTAGAAAAGCTGCTGTTGCAGAAGCAATCTGTAACACAGACTATATGGGTGAGATTTCAAACTTTGGTGATACAGTAAACATCATCAAAGAACCTCAAATAGCAGTAGCAGATTACACAAGAGGTCTTCCTGTAACTTCTACTAACTTAACAGACCAAGAGCTTGTTCTTACAATTGACCAAGCAAAATCATTCTCTTTCAAATTAGATGATTTAGAGAGAAGATTTTCTCATGTCAATTTCCAAGCAATCGCTTCAGACAATGCTGCGTACAAACTAAAAGATGCAATGGATAGCAATATCTTAGCAGCTATTAGTTCAGGTGCTGCAGTAACAACTGGAATGGGAACAACTTCAACTCCGATTGATATCGGATTTGCTTCTGGTGAAGTAGACCCTCTAAATCAAATGGCACTTGCTGCTAAAGAATTAGATGTCAACTCAGTACCAGAAGAAGGTAGATGGTTCGTAGCTCACCCTGAGTTTTACAATGTACTATCAAACACAGCTTCTAAATTGTTAACTGTAGACTTCAACGCAGGTCAAGGTTCAATTAGAAATGGTTTGGTTGCATCTGGACAACTTAGAGGTTTCTCTATGTACAAATCTACTAATGTTCCTACTAACGACTTATCAAGTGCATCTCCTGCTGGTTCAGCAACTGCACCTGAAGCTTTATTCGGACACATTTCAGCAACATCTGCTGCATCTGCAATGAATAAAGTAGAGACTGTTAGAGATACATCTACATTCTCTGATATCGTTAGAGGTCTAATGGTTTGGGGTAGAAAAGTATTAAGAACTGATGCTGTTGGTAAAATCATATATGTGATTGACTAATAGTAAAGTCTTAGTATACTTTACACTATACTTGATGGAGGGGTTGAAATATACCCCTCTATCTAAATAAGGAGACAGAATTATGAAAATTATAGAAACAATTAAAAACAAAATTAAATGCCTACCAGATGATGCAAGACATTTATGGATGTTCCATAGAAAAACTTGTCTTGCTGTAGCTGCTGGTATTATAATTTTAATAATAATAATCTAATAGGAGATATAATATGCCTGGACATAAAATGAAAAAACAACCAATGAAAATGAAACATGGTGGTAAAGCTCATTCTAATCCTAAGAAAAAAATGATGGGTGGTGGAATGATGTATGGTAAAAAACCAAAGAAAAAATAATTAAGGTAAAATAGAATGGGATTATTATCGTCACCTGCATGGACTCGTAAAGAAGGTAAAAATCCTAAAGGTGGTTTAAACGCAAAAGGAAGAGCTTCCTATAATAAGGGTCGTACTAAAACAGGTAAGAAGCGAAACCTAAAACCACCTGCACCAAATCCAAAAACTAAAAAAGATAAATCAAGAAGAAAGAGTTTTTGTGCAAGGATGCGTGGTATGAAAAAGAAACTTACTTCAGCTAAAACTGCAAGAGACCCTAATTCAAGAATTAATAAATCATTAAGAGCATGGAATTGTTAAATGGCAAAAAATTACTTATCAATTGTAAATGAATTACTTGTAGAGATTAATGAACCAGAATTAACTGGTGTAGCTAGTGCAGTAGGTATTCAAAAACAAGTAAGCAACTGTGTTAATAGAGCTTACTTTGATATAGTAGATGCAGTAGATAACTGGGCATGGTTAGCTACTAATACTCCACAAAATGAATATTATGGAAATACTTTTGTAGAAACAACATCAGGTACTAGATGGTATCTTTTAAAAACTGGCTCTTCAAATATAGATTCAGATTATGATGCAGTTGATTGGGATAGATTTACTGCAACTACAGAAGGTGTATCAGGTAAATCAGCTCCACATACAATTAATAAATTAGGTTTTATTACATTAGATGTTTGGAGAAATACTTATGCAAGAAATGAAGAGTTAGATAAATCTAGTTCATCACCTTCATATGGAGTACCATTAAGAGTTATTAGAAGTTCAGATGGTAGAAGATTTGGATTATCACCAATACCTAATGGTGTATATAGAATTTATTTTAATGCTTATAATAGACCTTCAGCTTTATCTGCAGATTCAGATGAAGTATTATTTCCAGAACAATACAAACCTGTATTATTAGCAAGAGCAAGATATTATATTTACCAATTTAAAGATAACATTGCTCAGTCACAATTAGCTTTAGATGAATATAAAAAAGGATTACAAACAATGTCTGATAAATTAAATTCACCACAACCTAAATATATGACTGATGTAAGGTTTACTTATTTATTACCATAGGAAAATAAATGGCAACACAAGGAGCATCCATTACAGTACAAGGTGGATTAGATTTAGTATCTAGTTCTCACGCATTATTTAGAACTCCAGGTGCAGCTACTAAATTACAAAATTTTGAATCATCTACTACAGGTGGTTATAGAAGAATAAATGGATATAAAAAATTTGGTGGTGCTAGTGGAGTAATACCATCAGGAGTTTCAACAGAATCTATTGAAGGATTATTTCCATATGCAGATGGAGTTTTAGTTTGTCAAGGTGATGATATTTATTGGAGTACTACTGGAACAAGTTATACTCAAATTAATAAAGATACATATAAAACTAAAACAGGAACAGTATCTGTAACAGCAGGTAGTCCAACAGTTACAGGAAGTGGTACAGCTTTTACAACAGAGTTTGCTGTTAATGATAGAATACAAATTAATAATGTTAATTATAGAGTATTATCTATAACAAGTGATACAGTATTAACTTTAGATTTTAATGTAGTTACAAGTATAAGTGGACAAGCTGTTAAAAAAAGTGGTATGTCTTTTTCAGATTTATCTAGTGCAACAGTAATAAGTAGAACAAATCAATCTAATATTCAATTTGTTAATTATGAATCTGAAGGTAATTTTGGTACTGTTTATATTGTAGATGGTGCTAATAAAATAGCAGAATTTCAAATAACTACAGTTGGTGGTTCTAATGTATTTCATTTTGAAACATTAGAAAGGTCTACACCTATTAATCCTAAAAGAGTTACAATATTTTCTGAAAGATTAATAGTAGCTGGACAATCAGATTCAGATAGTACAGTTGCATATAGTACTAGATTAAAACCATATGATTTTACTGGTGCTTCTGCAGGTACTATAGATACTGGAGATGTAATTGTAGGTATAAAAGTATTTAGAAATAGCTTAGTTATATTCTGTAAAAATAGTATATTTGAGTTGACAAACCTAGATTCTACCCCTATACTTAAATCAGTAACCAAAAATATAGGTTGTGTAGATGGTAATACAATCCAAGAGATAGGTGGTGACTTAGTATTCTTAGCTCCAGATGGATTAAGAACAGTTGCTGGTACAGCTAGAATTGGTGATGTTGAGTTAAGTTCTATTAGTAGAAAAATATTACCATTAATAAATACATTACTAGCTAATATATCTAGCTTTACTATTTCTAGTATGGTTATTAGAGAACGAAGTCAATATAGATTATTTTATTTTCAATCTGGTCAAGCAGCTTCTTCTCAAAAAGGAATTATAGGAACTTTTAAATTTGATGCTAATGGAGTACCTGCATTTGAATGGAGTGAAACATTAGGAATGGAAATTAAAAGATGTACTTCAGATTTAGATATAAATAATAAAGAAGTACAATTTGGTGCAAATGAAAGTGGTTATGTGTATCAATTAGATACTGGAAATAATTTTGATGGTTCTAATATAGATGCACAGTTTCAAACACCAGATATGGACTATGGAGATAATGGTTTAAGAAAAAGTTTGTACGCAGTAAAAGCAAACATAGAACCAGAAGGTACTAATAATAATTTAAAACTATTAGTAAGATATGATTTTGAATCTACAGAAGTTCCACAACCAGGAGCTGTTAATGTAGGTAATTTAAGTAGTGCTGCAATATTTGGTGCATCATCATCAGTATTCGGTACTTCAGTATTTGGAGCAGTAGTATTACCAAGTAAAAGAATGATTGTAACTGGTAGTGGCTTTTCAAATAACTTTAAATTTTTTTCAAATGATACAGATGCATCTTATTCAGTAAATGGAATGTTTGTATCTTTTATAGCAGGAGGAAGAAGATAATATTATGGCAGGATATACTAGACAACGAACTATTGCAGATGGTAATACAATTGCAGCAGATTTATTTAATGGTGAATACAATCAAATTGTAAATGCATTTAATGTAAATAGTGGACACAAACATGATGGTACTGCAGCAGAAGGTCCAGTTATAGGATTAATTGGTGATGCAGGATTATCAACTCCATTAAATAAAATTGTAGTAGATACAACTAATGACCATTTAGAATTTTATGTAAAAGTTTCTGGTGCTGCTACTGAACAATTTAAAGTTCAAGATGGTGCTATTGTACCTACAACAGATAATGATATAGATTTAGGAACATCAGCTTTAGAATTTAAAGATGCTTTCTTTGATGGTACTGTAACATTAGATGGTTTAGTAATTGGTAGTGCTACAAGTATTACAGATGTTGATACAGATTTAACATCTGTTTCAGGAAGTGATGATACATTAGCTAGTGCTAAAGCAATTAAAACATATGTTGATGCACAAGTTACAGTCCCCT